GATTTTGATTTTGTTAAACTAGTTTTTAATTCATCAAAATCTTTAGTAATAATACTAATATTTAAAGCATTAACTAATTTATTAATAATTCCAAGCATCCGTTTAATAGTATTATCTATAAAATCATATAGTTTATTTTCAAAAATATTAGTAATATTGACTGGTAGTTTAATGTCTAAATTATTAATTAAATAACTTTTAGTATTCTCATAATTAGTAACGTTAGTATTAAAACGTTTATTTAAATCAGAATTCATATATAATCTATATCTTTCATCTAAATCAACTCCAAAAGAAGTTCCGGCACCATAAACTACATATAAAATATCTGATAGAGCATCTATAACTTCAACAAAATTTTTTTGTTCAAATGCATCATTAAGTTCTTTTACTTCCTCGTCTATTAAAGAATATCTATATAATACTAATTTACTATTAGTATCGAAAATGTTAGGAATTTCTATATCACTTATAAAAATTCCAAAGGATTTGTTAAAATCAATTACTTGTTTAAAATTACTAATCATTATACAATATTCTATACTTATAATTTATTTCGTCAATTTTTACTTTTAAATCATCAATTATATTTTTCAATTTTGTTAATTTTTCTTTATTATCTTCGTATTGTTTAATATTATCATCGTTCATAACCTTATAGTGTTGTAAATTATTACTTAAATTCGTTAAAGAACTAATTTTTTTAGTATTACCTTCTATTTCTTCTAAATATGGTTTAATTTTAATAAAAATATTATTAGTATTTTTATTATTAGTTTCATCAAATAGTTTTTTTGTATTTTTTTGTTCTGTTTGTGATTTTTCTAATTGATTTATAATATTTTCGTAATTATGTATACAATTTTCTAATTTAGATTCATAGATTGTCTCATCTGATATATCTATGTTATTAATAATCTTTGGTAATTCGAATTTAACTTTGTTTGATTTTATTTTAATATTGTTCAAAGATGTTATATCATTTTCTATATTTTTTTTATTAGTATTATAATTATAGTCTAACTCTTTTTTTAGTTTTTCAAATTCGTCTAATTTATAGTTCTTACATTCTATTAATCTTGACTCGTATAGAGTATTATTGTTAGATATTTTAGAATCATAGTATTTAATATTTTTATTAACATCATTTTTAAGTTTATTTAAATTAATAATGTAATTATTTTCTAATTCTAACAATTCTTTATTATAATTATTCAACTTCAATTTATCTTCCTGTGCGAGTTTTTTATTATTTAATATACTTTGTTTATTATTTCTAAGATATTCTATATAATTACTTTTTCTTAAAAAAATATTATCATTATTATTATTTTTATTAGAAATATTATTTTTTTGAATGCTATTTTGTAAATTTGAAATAGTAATTTCTAATTCATCTTTTGTATCTAATAATTTTTTATAATTGTCTTTTTCTGCGTCATATAATTTAGTGTATTTATTAGTTAAATTATCTGATTTTATTCTATCTATTAATTTATTTAATTTATAATTATTATTTTTTAATATGGTGATTTGGTTAGAATAATTGTTACTATTAATTTTTGAATTTGTCATAATTTTTTTATTATTGTTTTCTAGTTCTAAATATAAATATTTATTATTATCTAATATAGAATTTAATTCACTTATTAATTTTTTTATTAATTCGTATAACCTATTATCGTCCACTAAAATCTTATTATTTTCAATCATTGATAAATATGTGTTAACTATATTTATTTTAATATCAGTCATAAATATAGTTAATAAAATATATTTAAATATTTAAAGTGTATTTCTTTTTTCAATTATTGATTCTAATTGATTAATAGATAATACTAAATTTATTTTGTTAGAATTATTCGTTTGGTCTCTTTCTAATCTTACTTTAGAAATATTATTATTTTCAGATTTAATTTGGTCTTCCATATTAATTAGTAATTTTTGATACTTATCTATTTTATTATAATATTCAGTACGTTCAACTGTCATTTGGGTTTCATTATTATTAAAAATGTTTAAATATTTTTCCTTATCCCTAATTTTAGATTTTATATCATGTATATTAGAATAAAATGTATTATGACACAATGATAATTCTTCAATATTTTTTTTTAAATTTTCAATATCATGTTTTTCTTTATCAAATTTTAGGTTAGATAATAATTGGTTCTTCTCCATTCTAACTTCTATTAATTCTTTATTTAGATTATCGTTATGTTCTTTTAATCTAATATTATATCTTACTAATTTTACATCATATTTTGATATTTGTTGATTAAAATTACTATTATCTGTATTAATTATTCTATTGTTATTTTGTTGGATGTTACTAATAATTTTATTATTACAACTATTTTTCTTATTGTTTTCTAATTTTTTTTTTAAATTAAAAATTTCTTTTTTAAATTGTGTCACGGTTGAATCATACTTTTTTTTAGAAACGTCAAATTCTATATCTAAATTTTCTTTTTGTTTATTATAATCGGTATCATATTTATCTAAATAAGTAATATTTTCTACTATTTTTTTGGATATCTTAGTTGATGTTTTCTCTAAGTTGGTAAGTTTTATATTATTATTACTAATTAACCTATTTATAGAAATATTATTTTTTTTTATTTTTAATAATTTAATATTATTTGTGTATTGTTCTATTTCTTTAGTAATCATTATTTTATTATTTTCATCTTCTAATATTTTATTATTATATTCATTATAATTAGATTCAAAATTTGATTTATATAGTTGTCTCCTTTCATAAATATCCTTTAATTTAATTTGGTACTCCTCATCTATTTCTATTATTTTATCCTCTAAAACATTTATTTTATCATTTGTAGTTTTTATCAAATTAGATATATTTATTTTATCTTCTAGGTAAGTATTAAGTATTTTGTTTTTATTTATATCAGTATCATTTGATTTGGAATTTTTATAAATATTAATATAATCTTTCTTTTCCTTTTCTAATTTTATTATAGAATCTTTAATTTCCTTAGTTATAGTCACATTATTTTTTATTATAGTATCCTCATGTAATGTAATATCATTTAACTTTGCTTGATTTGCAACGGTATTTGTTTCTAAATGTTTTTCTAAATTAGAAATCTGTATTAGTTTATTCTCTTTAGATTCTTTTGTATGATTTAATTTTAAGTTAAATACATTTAGTTTATCATTGTATAATTTAATATCTAATTCTATACTGGATTCTTGTATTTTATATTTATTTTCAACCATATTTTCATCAATTTCTATGATGTTCTTTTGTAAGTCTTTAATTTTTTTAAAAATATTATCTTTTATTATTTTTAAATTACTTATATGTTTTTCTTCGTCTAATCTTAATTCACGTTCATCTGCTTTTTTAATTGAATTAAATAAAGATAATTCTCTTTTTTTTTGGTTTAATATTTTTTTTAATTCTAGTATATTACTATCTTGTTTAAGTATATTCATATTTATATAATATAAATTTAATCATGTTTAAATATTTTCTAATTAAATTATATGAAATATACAATTAAATCTAGCAATAAACCAAGAAAAAAAACCAGAAAAAATTCTAAAAATATGAGTAAATGTAATCCTAAAAATAATAATAATGCCTCATGTTTCTCTAAAAATGCCTTGTTAAAAATTATAAATAAATGGAATGAAAAAAATAATAATAAAATAATTTTTAGTAACTCAGATTCTGTTGAAATATTATGGAATTTATTAAATAAAAAATTACAAAATTTATGTAATGATGAATTATGTTGGAGCAAATTACCATTTATAAAAGAATTAAATGATGAAGAAATTAAGCACGCATTTAGACCCAAAATGCCTAAATCTTGGTATAAAAATACAAGAGAATGGCTTTCTACTACAGATATAAATAATGTATTAAAACAGTATCAACAAAAATATTCAGATTTTAAATACATTGGTGCTATTCCAATAGATTTTGATAATAAAGATTCCTTTGGTTCATGTATAGTTAATGAAATGTGTAGTTTAAATATTAATTCAATAAAACGTAAAAATATTAAAAGAATAGGTGTAGTATTTAACTTAGATAAACACGATGAACCCGGTTCTCATTGGGTAGCATTATTTATAGATTTAAATAAAAATAATATTTATTTTTTCGATTCTTATGGTATTAAACCACCTAAAGAGGTCAGAATTTTAATGAATAGACTTAAATCCCAGGCTAAAAATAATAATCAAAAAATAAAATTATTTTATAATAATATCCGTCACCAATATAAAAATTCAGAATGTGGCGTGTATAGCATAAATTTTATAGTAAAATTATTAGAAGGACATGATTATAATGAATTAATTAAAAATAAAATAGATGATGATACTATGAATACTTTTAGAAATAAATTTTTTATAAAAGATTAAGTATGTTCATTTTATTTATAAAATATATGTATATAAATAAATGAGTGATTCACAAATTACGTTTTTATCTGATAAAAATAAATCTTTATTATTTAATTATGTTAGAAAAAATATTTACAACAACAGTAATATAGACATGAACAACGATAAAAAATATTATAAAATTTTTGTTAAATTATGTGAGAAAGTGCTACAAGCATCTCCGAGTAATACAGATTTAAATATGTTAAATAGTACAGTTATTAATAAAACAATACCTTATTTTAATAATCTAATACAAAAAACAAGTAATACAAATGCAAATACAAATATAAATTTATCTTATACGAAAAATAAACATAATAGTAGAAGAATTAGAGAATTAGAAACTAAACAAAATATTAATATTATTGATAGACCTAATAATAATGTAAATCAATTATCTATAAATGAACAGTTCAATAAATTAAATGAACAAAGAAAAATAGTACAACCAAAGGCTTCTGGTGATATGTTTACAGACCCTATAAATACAAATAATGTAAATAATAATAGAATATATAGTGAATTAGTTAATGAAAGACGTGGGCTACCCAAATCCGTTAATCACATTGAACCAAGTAATCAAAATGATAATTTAACTTTATCGTATGACTCGGCAGAGTTATCGGGATTATCTATATCTAATTTATCAGATGACTTAAGTACTAATATTGATATCACAAAAAATCCAATGGAATTATATCAAAGTCAAGCAAATCAGAGAAATAAGGATACAGAAACGTATAGAAATTTTTATGACGACCAAAAACAATTTCAAAATACTGTTAAAAATGCCGAAAAAATGGAGGAAGAAATATTATCCCAAAGAACTCATATTAACCAAAAATCTAATAATGAATTCAAAAATAATTTAACTTTAGATGTAGAAAAATTACCAGACCCTAGAATATTTATGAATACTGAATTTAAGAATAAAGAAGTTAAAGTTCAACTTGATAGAAATATTAATAATATGGACCCTATAGAAAATCCAAATTATGAATCATTAAAAAATAAGATATTTGAAAAACAAAATTATATCGAAAGAGTAAATTTTGTTAGTATTAATAGCCGTGATAGGAATTGGGCAAATGACACTGAATCGCGTTATACTTATACCGTAAATTTTGATCCTAGTGATGATCCTAATAGAAAGGGTGTTGGCATAGGTAAAATATATAAAAATGTTATTTCAGTCCAATTAATGAAAATAATATTAGGTCAAGATAACACACCTTTACCATTCGATAACCGTATATATCTAGGTTTACAATCTTATCCATTTTTAGTTTTACATATTGATGAACTTGATGGTGTATATTATGGTAGTAATACAAACTTAGATAAATCATTTGCGCATTTAGTATTTGACAAAGAATATAAATGTGATATTTTAACAAGCAGTCAAGTAACTAATGAAACATCTCAAATAGGAACTAATGCTAATTATAATGGTAAAAATTTTGAAAAACAATATACTCGTGGATTTATGGGATATATTCCTATAGGATGGGAACAAAAAGTTTTTTATCCTGCACCATTAGCATCTTTGTCAAAAATGTCGATTAGAATAAGAACACCTGATGGTGACCCAATTAATACTTTACGAGATAATTTAGATATTTCGGCTATTACTATAGAATCTGTTGCCGATTTACAAGTTAAAAAGGCTGCTAGTTTTCCTAAAGAAAATAGTAATTATATTAAGATAGCAACCAATCAATATTTTAATAATAGAAATTTCAGAATTGGTGATAAAATTATTATTGAAAATTATAATTTAGTAACACCGAATACAAATCAAAAGTCTTTTATAGATTTTATAAATAGAACTAAAGGTCACTATATTGTTAATTTAACTACTGAAGTTTCTACTAATAATGATAGTGATACAAACGATAATGAGGGCTTTATCAATGCTATTTATATTTCACCACCTGGTAATTATAAAGACTCAGATGGAAGTGTCGAAAATACCATTACAGGTATTAGTAATGACAGTTTATTAGATGGTACATCTACCCCTACATCAAACTACAGTCCAAGATTATTGAATTTATCTTTACAGAATCAGTTAATATTCAAGGTAACGACTAGAGACCAAGATACCAACAGTGTGATGAATATTTTAAATTCATAATATTGCGAATAATTAAATAAATAGTATAACGATAATGCATTCTGCTATTAGATAAATTTATATTAAAAATTGATTGTAAATATTAATTTATTATTTTTAAATGTATGATATCATTTATAATCTAATTAAATATGATATAGATAAAGAAATAGAACTTTTATATAACACTATTATTGAAAATAAAAGTTTAGTAATTGGTATAGAGATATGGAATAGTACTGGTAAATACTATGATACTATAAAATATAGTTATCCTTATTTTAAAACTAGTAAAAATTTTACTAACTTTAAAATATATATAATATCATATAGTTCTTTTGCAGAACCACTAAAAAAATTATTAAATCAAATTATCCTTTTTCAAAATTTTATTTAATAATTAGAGATGAAATTAATGAATCTTATACAAAAGTAATTAGAAGAGAAACTTGTCCTATTAATTTTAATAATTGGAAATATATTGGACAACCCGAACCAAATAAGTTTTTTGCTACATCCAAATTTAAATTAATATTAAAAACTCCTAACAATTTATCTATATTAGTGTATGAACATTTAAAAACAGGTATTGGGTCTTCTTTCTAACCACTTGTTTAAGTTATCATTACCACTAACTGTATCGATAATTTTTCTTAATTTAGGAGCCGAATTAGTTGCATTAAGTGCACCTTCTTTATTATCAAAAAATTGTGTAATAAAAGAATATAATACTACATCTGCTAAACTTAATCTATTACCAACACAATGTCCTTCTTCTCCCAAAATATGCTCTAATAATAGGAATCTTTCAACTAATGTTTTATTAAACCATTCATTCATAGCATCTTCCTTTTTTTCTTCATCGATATGTCTAATTTTTTGATAGGCATCTTTGAAATCTCTAACCCATTCACATATACTATCTATAATAGCATGTTCTGATTCTGTGTCTCCCATCATATTAAATTTTCTAGCCAAATATCTTTCTATAGTTTTAGATTGTGATATAATAATACCATTATCTAATAAAAAAGGTACTTTATTTAACGATTTGGATAATTTTCCATTAGCCTTATCATCATCAAATTCCTTTTTCTCTATATCATGTGTTTTCCAATCATTGACCTTCATTGGATATCTAAAATCTTCATATTCGGCATCATTTATTGCCAATATTATTCTAGAAGTCTCTGCTAATCCGCGTCCATCAAAATAAGTTAGTTTCATTTTATATCATTATATAATATGATTTCTTTAAGTATTAATAGAATACAGGTTTCCCTTTGATTATTTCACCTATAGGTTCATTTGGTCGCCCAGAATTAACCGATTCTAAATCATATATTAAATCAGGCCCATCTGTAACTATCTTTAAAGCATATTTTATTTTTTTACCTGTTTTTTTATCTGTTATGGAGATACGTTTGTATTCAACCCGTATCGCGTCATAATGTCTTCTTCTATTATCATCTTCGGCTTCTTCTTCTATATTTGGTACATATGCATATGAATTTCGATTACTAAAAGTGTAATTTATACATTTATGTTGATTTTTAGGGTCCTGTGTTTCTACGCTATTTAATCTACAATCTATAGAGACTTCTTTAATAAGTTTTAATGCTGAATTCATTATATCTTTCTTTCGTTGCGATATATCAAATAATACTTCATCTGAACTTAATCCACCTTTATCATCCATTAAAATTCTATCTGATTTAAGTTGTTCTTTGGTCATTACACCCAAATAAATATACATATCTACATTGCGTGAACGTGGTGGTAAATTAAGATGCGACCCTACTCTTATTGCTCTACCTTGGACTTGTTGTAATCTAACTGGATTCCAATATGGTTCTATTATATGTACTTGTCTTACATTATGTAAAGAAATACCTTCTGCCCCTTTTTTGGTAGTTAATAATACATTAATAGTATCATAAATAGGTTTAGAAGGAGTACAATCTGGTCTAACTATAGGGTCACGTAATAATTGTTCTTTTAAATTTGATGGTATTTTATCAAATTCATTATTGAAAACCTTCAAAAATATATCACTCTTTTCTTCATCTCCACCCCAAAATACAAATTTCTTTTTTTTGTGCCAATCTATATCAAAATTCCCATTTGATGGTTCTAATTCTGGGATAAACCAATTATCAGCCTCATCCTTCTCTATATTAAATTCTATAAATCCATTTGCTTTTAAAACTATTTGAAATACAGCTATACCTTCCAATGTACGATATTCTGTATAAACAAAGGATGACCCAGGATTTTCTAATATTTTTCCAACAACGGTATTATATTTTGGTGAATATTTAGCAAGTTTTTCTTCTGGAGTTTCACTATACACAAAAAGGTCATATTTTAAACTTTCTAATTGCCGTAAAGCTTCAGCTTTTCTTGTTTCATAGTCTTCTGCTAAATCATCTTCTTCATCGTCATCTAATACAGACTCATCACCCACATCTTTAGTATCTAATTCACTAGCATCATCCATTTGTTGTCCAATATCACCAGTACTTCCGCCTGGTAAAGGTCTTTCAATCGTTTCTGGAAAAACAAAACTACAATGCATACGAGAATAAGCTCTATAACTAGATTTTTCTTCATTATCATCCATTTTTTTCCTTTCTGGTGTTGTCGGTGTACTTCCTTTCGTTGTTGTTTTTTTTCCTTTAGTTTTTTTTGTTTTTTCTCGTTCAATCTCTATCTTTCTAACTCTTGAATAACCTAAAAATTGATAATCACTCATTGGAATACCTAATATCTCCGAATTTCTAATTTCTGGCATTTGACTTGTATTTTGGGATGCATAATGCGACACCAAACCTAAAATACGTGACTTAAATAATTCTACATTTTGTAATTTTCGACTAGGACTTAAAAATTTGTTATAAAATTCAACTTCATTGTTAGGTAAGGCTGAAAATTTTGCTACATGATGTCTACAATCATATCCATTTTGTTTAAAAAATTCTTTCATAATTTCTATAAATTCATCTTCTGATTCATTATTTGGAAATTTTTCATCAATGGTTAAACCTGCATCATGATTAATAAATTTATTAGGTATTCTAGTAATTTTTACTATTGAATTTCTCTTATCAATAAAGTGTTGGTCTATAACAAGACCTACACCTGTATTTTGTTGTAAAGCAACATCTATATTAGATAAGCTCTCTTGTTTTGGACCAATTGGTTTTAAAGTAAAATAGTATAAATTAATCCATCCCCTTAATAGATTAAATAATTTAGATAATTCAAATAGATTATTAATCATAGGTGTACCAGATAAAAATACTAAATTTAAATTTACCGCATTCATTATTAATTTTTCAAGTTCTCGTGCTCTAACACCCGGATTAGATTTTGACATACTATTTGTAAGATTATGGACTTCATCAATAATAACTAATTTATTATCAAATTTTCTATTTCCAAACTCATCTGGTGTATTCATACGTTTTAATTTTTCACTAGTTAATCCATTAAGATGAATAAATTCATATTTAGAATTAATCATTTCATCTATTTGTTCGTGTAAAGATATTAGTTCTTCTGGTGATTTATCTTCATAGTTTGGTTCTAAAGAAAAATCTATTAACCATAAACATTTTCTTTTTTCTATATTTTTACGATTTAAACATAATGTTGTTTCACCAAACTCCAGTAAAGCATCTCTTTCTGATTTTTTACTCTTTTCACCTATTTTTGGTAATGTTTTATGAATCCAATGTTGTTTTAATCTCATATATTCATCACCGCATTTTAGAATATTAATTTTAAAATTTTGTTTTAAACTTTTATTTAATATGACAATAATTTTTTTATTACTACTAAATCCTTCAGCAATTGCAATAGATGCACATGATTTACCAACACCTAAACCGTGATACAATAAAATTCCTCTATATGGACTACTATTTTGAAGATAATCTCTAACAAATTTTTGGTGATTAAATAAATCGAATTTTGCAGGTTTACATTCAACTGGGTCAATACATTTTTTAACCTCTCTTTTAATCAAATATCTATTATATGTATCATCAATCCATTTAGGAAATCTTTTTCTATTTGGAATCTCCCAATGTGTTGGTGCAACTTTGTCTATTTCAGGTTGTTTATGCTTTCTAAGCAGACCTAATTCTTTCATTGTAGATAATTTAAGCACTGCACCACTAGTTTTTCCAGATGATTCGCATACATTATTAGGCTTTCCTTTTGGAGCAGCTGCCGCACCTGAGTTTGAAGTCGAATTAGTTGGTGGTTTTTTCTTTGTAGCTGCTTTGGAACCAGTTGATTTTTTTTGACTAGGTTTTTTAGGTTTTCCAGGAGAATTGGTTACCGATTTTTTAGCTGGTGAATTTGCTTTAACTTTAGATGTTTTTTTAGTAACGCAAAAACCACGTTTCTTTACACCACCACTAGAGCTTAATTTAGTAGCACACCATAACCCATCTTTCCCATCTATACAATCATATTGTGGGCTGCCTTTATAATTGAAAGGGAAAATACATTTACCCAATCTAATATCAGTTTTAAGTTTTTTACCATCGGTATCAAGAGAACCGTCAATAATATGTTTACGACCAAATTTATCTATATTAGTAGTATCAATATCTTTGCTCATATAGTATTATAAAATAAAATAAAATAATAATTATTAAATAAATTAATTTTCTATAGTTTCATCTATTATTCCAAAATGAACTAAACATTTTTTTGAAGCTATTTGTTCTGCCTTTTTTTTAGATTTACCCTTTCCTTCGCATATAATATCACCTTGAGTATCTAATACACACATAGTAAATATCCTATCATGTGGTGGTCCTTCTACCATTACTTCTTTGTATTTAGGTGTCTCCTGAAATTTTTGTTGAAAAAATCGCAACAATTGATCTTTATAGTTATAATCTGTCAAAATAAGTTCTGAAAAATCTATTTTTGATTCTATTAAATTTATAATAAATAATTCACATATATGAAATCCTGGCCCACTATATAAATTTTCAAATATAGGAGTATCTAATGTATTATTATTAAAATCTAAAAATAATGATCCAACAAATGACTCAAATACATCTTCTAAAATTCTTACACTCGAACGACCATTACATCTTTCTTCTACATGCCGTGATATTAATACAAATTTATCAAAACCTATTTCTAAAGATAAACTACCCAACATTTCTCCATTTACTAATTTAGTACGCAATCTAGTCATAAATCCTTCATCTTGATCTGGAAATCTCTCAAATAAATATTTTGCAATAATACAACTAATTACAGAATCACCTAAATATTCTAAACGTTCATTGTCTTTTTCTTGTAATTCTAAACACCCCTCTGGTTTGTCCGCCAATTCAACATCTTCCTTTTGAACATCATCTGGATTTTTTTTGCAATAAGATTTGTGTGCAAATGCTTGTTGATATATTGATAAGTCTTGAATATCAAAATCTATTTTATAATCTGATAAAATAGATTTAATATCTGATTTTTGTAATAATTTATTATTGAAATTATATGGATTAATAATAATTTTAGTAGATTCTTCTGAATTTATTTCAGTCATAGTTAATAATTAATATATTTAATTTCTTATATCAATTTTATTAATCAGTAATTTAAAAAATCATAAATTCTTTTAGATACAATATGTCCAATACGTCTTTCTTTATTATTAGAAATGCTATATTTTAAGTCAGCTAATAGTTTTTCTCTATCATCTACTTTTATGCTGTGATATTTATTACATAAAATAAATATAGATTCATATTCTTGAATTATTCTATTAGCAATAGTAATAGAACATCCTGGTATTTGTGCTAATTGTAATATAGAACAATTTTTTGGTGTTAGATTATCTTTTTTTTTTAATTTAATATTTGAAACATAATTACATTCGCCAGAATTATTAAGTAATTTTTCAGGCTCTTTCATAAATTTTTTATATAATAATTCCAAAAAAAAAATAGTATCATCCATATTAGATGTATGATAAATTTTAATATTATCTCTTATCAGTGTATTTATTAAACTACTAATAATAGTTGATTTTGGAAGACATGAGATATGATTATTATGACTTCCTTCTATTAAATATAAAAGTTTATTTTTTCCTATCTCCAATAATCTAGATTTTTGCTCACGATGTCTACCATCTTTAATAGAACTAGATAAATCTGAAATTGTTTTACGTTCTATAATTAATACTGTAGTATTTTTATATTTGAATTCTATATCACCTATATCCATTTGTTTTATAGAAATATTATTTTTATTTAAATCCATAAAATATTTTTTTATATGGTGTTCCCTGTTATCGATTATCATTTCTAAATCACTCATTTATAAATTATAAATTAAATGATAACTATAAATAGTTATTATAAATAATATTATATATTACATTTATCTTTTTGATGTTTTTGGATAAAATCTAACAATCCCTTAGTATTAATAGTAGTACTAGACTCTAATTTGTTTATGTCTTTTTCGTTTTCCTCTTCAGGAATGTCAAACTTAACATCTTTAATAAGTGTATCCGATTTTAAAAATGATTTACGCTGTTCTTTAATTATTTTTAGTAATTCTTCGTCAATATTAATATCCAATGGAATGCTAGAAACCTGATATTCAATTGCAGCCATATTAAAATAAATAAATTCATTGAAATTACCAGGAATTAATATACTTAAATATAAATAATCAGGTAAAAATTCTAATCCAGCTTTCTCCCATTTGGTTTTTAAACTAAATGAATAACTAACCATATTACCATATATAGGAATAATATTTATGAATTTTTTTACATCAAATATAGATGTAAAATTTTCCAAGGTACATCCACCTTTACATCCTACTTTTATCGTATTAGGAGTATCTCTCCATCCATTTTTCCATGTAATTGCATTAGAAGGCTTATGTATTCCTAATTTTATCATATCATTATTATAATTTTGTAACTCTAATTTATTAATAATATTTAATCCATGTGGAAGTAAACTCAAATTTTCTATTACAGAATCTTCTATTGGGTGGTCGACATTAAGTATTGCTCTATTATATTTATTATTGTACATACCACTAAATTGCTGTATTAAACTTAAATTTCTATGATTAAAATCAAATTCAGATGGAATTTTAAATTCTATCTTAAATCTAAACTTATTAACATTTTTTCTAACACTTATAGGTATTTTTATAAATTGTATACCACTTCTTAAAATACCACATTTTGTATGTAATATTACGTCGTTATTAGTTCTAAAATTTTCAGGCGAAAATTTTGATACAGAAGGAACTCTTAGGCATTTATCTTTTAAATTTATATGTAATTTATAAATATTATCTATATTTTTATCACAAAATGTACCACCTAATGAACTACATTCCTTTTTAAATTTAATAGCAGAATCTAAGGAAACTATTTCTTTAGTTTTTGGTAATGTTAAACATTTCCCTTCTTTCCAACATATATTTGGATATTCACATTCTCGCAATTCATCGTTAACTATGTTATGGCATTTTTTAATATCATTATCACTTGTCACAGCCGATTCTGATTTATCTAAATTTGTAGATATAGTTTTATCATTACCATTATTATCTTTTACAGTTATATCAATTTTAGAATCTTTTATTTTAGTACTTATATTATTAATTGTATTTTGATTCACCAAATCACTCATTTCTATTTCTAATTTACTTCCAGTTTGAAACTCCTCAAATGACCCTATAAAAGATTCTAACTCTTCCGATACTATATTAGAATTATCATTAATATTTATAATTGAACCATTAATTTTAATTGTTTTAATATCATTAATATTAATACCATATTTAGTAGCAATTTGTTTTATCAAGTCATGTTTGTCAATATTATTTAAATTATTTTTAAAAACCAAAACTAAATTTCTTGAGTTACCTAAATTTATGTCTGATTTAGATTTTAGATATGTTAAGGTTTCTAAAGAAGTTATAACAACTAATCCATTACCATTATTAGCAGATATTTGAGATAAAGATTTATTATAATTATTCATATTATTAATATATGACCCACCACCACCGGCAGCTATATAAAATTTTACTTCATTATCATCAAAGGTTTTTTTAGATGAAATCGAACCCCCGTTCTGTTCATTATTATCTAGTCCACCACCACCACCTGTAATTAATATTTTAGTATCTGTAGATTTTGCTAAAATATTATCATTTGGATATCCATTAGGAATATTATCAGACCTACCAGTGATTGTATCATTAATATTAGACATATTTAAATTAAATACATCCACCATTCCCAAATCAGCAATATTTTGTTTTTTAAAATCAAAACCACTTATATCATTAGAAACAATATTAACATTTATACCAGAACTATTAACACCAAATGTACCATTATAACTAAGATATTTAATATTATTATTTCCTACAACTGCTAAATTAAATTTATCATTATTAGGAATTAAAAATATATCACATGAATCCTTTGCAAAATTTGGATTACTTGTCGGTGCAACTAATAAACCATTATTTTCTTTAATATTTAAATATGCATTTATTTCTATACCTTTTATTTTATATGTACCTTTTATTGATGGTATTAAAAATAAATCACATTTAGAATTTTTAATAGATTCTAGATATACATTTTGTTCGGACAACGCTAAATATTTATTATCATATGTAATATTTATTTTTTGGCCAAATAACATATTATCACTTATTAATTTATTATTATCTCTAAATAAAATATTCATGTTATGATAATCTGGTATACCGTCAAAATTTACAAATTTAAAATCTAATTCATTTATATTATATTCTTTACCTAAATCAATTTGTAAAAATGATTCATTATCCGAATCAGGAGTTGGTGTAACAATTAATTGAGTTTTATTACTATCTAAATTAACATTACTTTCTATATTACTAAAATTTTTAATATCTATAGTTTGGGAGCTTCGTTTCTTATACTCTTTATCTTGATAAAAATAACAATCACCCATAACTGAATTATACGGTTTAAAGTTACAACATCCTAACTTATCTTTATCTTCACATAGTTTCATACATTCTTTTTGTGTGACTTCATTGTTATTATTTATTTTATAATCTTCTGTGTTACCACTATTAGGATAACACTCTAAATTAGTAATTTTACTATGAAATACAATTGTTTTTGATACAAAATTATTACCTATTGGATATTTATTTGACAACCCCTGTGTTATTTTTAATTTATTATTAGATTTTACTATTAAATTATCCCCATTAATATCTTTAACTATTATATTGTATAATTTTATTGGGTTATATTTATTTTTTAGAATAATATACCTAGCTGTCACACTCTTACTCGCATTATTACCTTTAGAAATATTATTTTCTTTTGGTATTGTCGAATGACATAATTTAGGAACTGGTAGTTTATTTGTTGAAAATGCTCCACCACCACCAGCTACCATTAATGTTTCTTGTTCGTGTAATATTTCAGTCTTTCCACCACCTGAAGCACAATTAATATTATCATTATTATCAAAATTTGTACATGGTGTATTATTACAAATTATTTTACCTTGTCCACCAATTTTTATATTTAAAATATCATTTTTTTTCAAATCAAAATTACCAACCATTTTTGAACCTAAACCACCATATCCAGCACTTGCACCATATGCAGTAATTTTATAATTACCCGTTTTAGGTACTACATATTTCTGATTAGAACCAGTGTATGACAATATTTGTGTATAAATATTAGATGGTAGTCTTATAGATTCTATTAAGTTACCTTGTTTATTTAATCCTTCTGGATTTTTACCTAATTTTAATTTATAATATTTATTATCTTTGAATACATATAATGGTGCACTACCATCAATAATCTCATATTCATTAATAAAACAACCATTAATATTTTCAGGACAATTTTTAAAATATTTATTATATGAACTTACCGT